CATGCGGCTCATATTCGACGGCTGCGGTCAAGACAGGGAAGGTATACCGATACCATGTCTGTCTGTCGCAACGCTGCCTGCGCTCATTTAAGACGGTCAGACCGCCTAACGAGAGGCAGTCCAGGCTCTCGAATAGCAACTAATTTCCACACGATGGAACGTTACAACAGAAATTGACAAAAGAATTGCGTTGCGCCGCTAGCTTCCCACGCATGAGTGCGAACGTAGCAACACAGTTGAACCTATTCCGTGATCGGGCGCTGCAATGTCTTCTGGACAGCAATTACGCCGGTGCGCGAAAGAACGCTAACGCGTGCCTGCTCATTCTGAGCACCATTCCAGACGGCAGCCTTGCTGGTCTGAGTTCACAGACATGGAATCGACAGGGGATCGTTGAGTTCCTCGCACAGATCGATCGCATGGAAGCGTCTGCCGACACATCAGAGTCAGGCGGGATGGTTCTGCAGGGATACCAGTATTCAGGCATCCGGGGGGGCTCATGCTGAGTTTCTTCAAGAGCCTGTTCAATCGATCGACTCCAGTGCCGGAATCGGAAGACTGGGGCATTCACCAGGATCGACGTATACCGCAACAGGGTTCCGACGTTGAAGTTCGGCGCTGGGACGCTGCAAGTGTTACCGATCACAATGCCCTGCAATGGGCAAACGTCACCGGGAATACAATTAACGCTGACCTGGTCAGCTATCTGCCTACTCTCATTGATCGATGCACATTCGAGATCAGCACGAACGACACGTTGGCCGGCATGGTCTCAACTCATGCTACCGATATTGTGGGGCCGGGTGGGGCAAACTGGCAGGTATATCCGCGAAGGCCACTTGCCGATACTGAAGATGCTCGCAAGCAGTTTGCTGGGTACATCGCAGAGGCTGAGGACGTTCTTTCCGAATGGTTTGAACAATGCCATTTTAACGAAGAGTTGTCTGGCGCAGAACTGATGCACCTGGCTGTGCAGCAGCAATGGTCAACCGGCAACGCATTTCAGCAGATTGTCAACAAGCGACCAGACGGCGTTAACCCGATATCGATTCGGCTACATGACATCCATGCAGAACGGATTCTGAAGGTTCCGTATTGCTCGATCGACGGCAGCAAATTCTGCCTCGGTATTGAGCGTGACGAGTACGGCAAACGCGTCAATTATGCCGTGATGAATGCCAACGATCATGGGTTGTTTGCATACGGGAACAATACAAAGTCGGTCCCTGCGCCGCAGATGATTCATCATTTTCGAACGGAAGAGCCTGGCCAGATTGCAGGTGTTCCATGGCTGGCAGCGTCACTGGCGACCGTTGGCGATATCCGGCAATTTGATCAGAGCACCATGAAGGCTGCACAGTTGGCAGCATCGCTGGCCATCGTTTTTGAGGATCAGTGGGAATCAACTCCGGTCGTCAAAGGTGCAGGATCGACAAACCTGAAAGTTGGTCTGACTCAGGTTATGCAAGCGCCGAAGGGGAAATCTGTTAAGCAGATTGATCCGAAGCATCCCGCGAGCAATTACACAGAGTTCCGAAACGAGCGATGGCGCGACGTGGGGCGCAGTGTCAATATGCCTTTGATGATCGCACGATTGGATTCAAAGGATCATTCATACGCTTCAGCCAGAATGGATCGGCAGTTGTACTGGCGGTCTCTGGAGCGTGAGCAGTACGCCATTGAGAAGCGACTCGTTCCGGTGTTCATGCAGGTTCTGCGTGAAGCTGAGATCCGCAAGTTGATTCAACCACGACCGGTGCCCGTCAAGGTTGGTGGGATCTTTCAAGCTCCGCCACATGCTGACCCTAATAAGGAAGCGCAGGCCCGGCAGACAGATCTGGCAACCATGTCAAAGGGCCTGATCGACATCTGGGCAGAACAGGGAATACGTCCAGCGGAAATGGCGGACAAGCTACGCCGAACGATGGAAACACTTGACCAGGTCAGGCCGGGGCTTGGGAAAGATTACGTGCAGAACATGCTGAAAAACGCGGACTTGCACGCGGTTTCGGCAGACCAGTTCCTTGAGTCAATAACGCAGCAAGCAGCATAGGAAGCAAATCATGGTCACCATGATCAGAGAAAATAAGAACCGGTCTTCATCCATCCACAGCAGACGCGCACAAATTCGTGCTGCATCCGCAGATGAGACCAACATGAGCGTCGAAGCTGTCCTGTCCACAGAGCAGGCGGTGCCGATGTTCTCCTATCAGTCGTGGGAAGTGGTTGACGAGATCCTATTGGCCAGTGGTCGGACCACGGCAGATCACGTGGTATTGCTCGATGCTCATGACCGCACTTCCGTGTCGATGGTCCTGGGACATATCGAGAACATCCGGACGGAGGAAGCGACCAATAACACGCTTTGCCTCATGCTGTTCGATGCTGACGATCCGGACGCTGTAAAGGCGTTCAACAAGTATCGCAACAACCACGTGACCGATATCAGCGTCGGCTATCAGGTCCTGGCGTACCAGACGGTTGAGCCGGGCGCGAGTGCCTCAATCGATGGCAGAACATTCACAGCATCATCCGGACGTCGCCTGCACATCGCAACAAGCTGGCGAGTAGATGAAGGCTCATGCGTGCCGATCGGTGCCGACAGCAAGGCCAAAGCCAGAGGCGATGAATCGAACAAGATGACCGTTCAGGTTTCAGAGGATGAGATTCCTCAACTGATCGGCAAACGAGAAAAACAATCTGTCACCAATGTGGTGGCGGACGTTCTAAACCCTGCCGGTGACGGCAACTCAGAAAGGTCTGTTATGACTACTGAAACGAAGCCGGAACCTACCGGCGCAAGTGTTAATGAAGCGGAGATCCTGAAGCGTGGCGTTCAGATTGAATGCAAGCGACGGGAAGACATCAAGGCTATCGCCGATGGTGTCCGATCCGAGACCGTGGACAAGGCAATCAACGATGCTGAATGCACCGTTGACAAGGCCCGTGAGTTGTTCCTGAAAGATCTACAGGCGCAACGTTCTGCCCCTCCAGCGGGATCTGATGCCCCGAACATCATCCTTTCGGGTGGTGACAAACGCCGGGAACGCGACGTCAACGTTCATTCTCTGGCTTGTGCTGTTGCTGCACGCATGGGCGTCAACATCGAAGCGGTTGGCCATCGTATCAACTACGATCCGATCACCGGTGAAACCACGTTCGAAAAGCCCGGCTATCGGAACAAAGCCCGCCAGGAAGAGTTTGAACGCAATATGGAACGTGCGGATAAGTTCCGTGGCATCCACAGCGTTGACCTTTGCCGTGAAGCGTTGCAGATTGAAAAGATCGATTGTCCTCTTGAGCGTCGGGCACTGGTAACACGTGCCTTCAGTACGCCAAGCGTCAGCACGATCTACACAACTGCCATGGGTGCCGTTCTGCTGTCGTCTTTGGGCGAAATGCAGGACAGCACAATCGGCTGGACGAAGGACGTCGAAGCCAAGTCCTTTAAGCCTCAGGAACTGCATCGCCTTGAAGGCGGGACGCTCAAAAAGCGTAACCGTGGACAGGAAGCGACGCACGCAACTTTCGCCGATACTTATGAGACTTACACAGTCTCTGAGTTCGCGTCGCAATTGGTCATCGACCGACAGGACCTTATCGACGACGAGCTTGGCGCATGGCTGACCGCCATGAGCGAATACAGTCGCGGTGTCCGATCATTGCGTCCTGACTGCGTCTATGCCCTACTGGCAACCAATGCGGCCTTGGCAACTGACAGTGTCGCGTTGTTCCATGCTACGCACAGCAACCTGCTGACCAGTTCAGCACTGGCTGCTGCGACGTTGCAGACGGCACTTGCAGCCCTTGCGAGTCAGAAAGGTGTAGGCGGGTTGGTTCTCAACCTGCGTGACGCTTACCTGGTGACCGGTGAGACTCTGTCATTCAGTGCTGACCAGTTGGCTAACTCTGCAGAAGTTCGCGAGGCGGCTGCTGCGAACGGTACGGCGAACCCAATCAAACGCCGTGGCGTAAAGGTTCAGTCTGACGGACGTATCAACGGCGGGTTTGTTCATCCGGTAACGGGTACAGCCATCGCTGCTGCTGCAACAACCTGGTACGTGGCTGCTGCGAATGGTGACTACGGCGTGTGCGTCGGTTCCCTCGCTGGAACGAACGGACTGCCGACGATGCGGAGCACGGTCCTCAACTCTGAGGGCAAGTTCGGCATCAGTCTCGACGTTGCCCACGTCTGCGGCGCAGGCGTCAGCGACTATCGCGGGCTTGTCAAAGGCATCGCGTAACCTGCTTTTCTGAGAAACTTAGCGGTGCCGTGAAGGCAACAACACGGCACCGCCTTCTCTTCACCTTAACCGATTATCTGGAGTTGCCGACGTGGCAGACAACGAACAAAAAACGCATTGCCTTATGCAGGACTGCATTATCAGCCAGTTCGGGAAATGCAACGCTGGTGCAATGCTCAGTGAATCAGACGTCGATTCTGCAACGTGGTCCTGGCTGAACCAACAGGGCTTTCTCAAGTCCGTTGCTGACATTGAACAGGAAGCCGATTCAGATGATCAACCGAACGATGAGCAGACGGATGCTCAGGCGGACGATGAGCAGGAATCTGAATCTTCCGTCAACGAAGAGACTCCGGACGTCAGCAATGACACTCCGGATCTTCTGACGCGAGTCAAAGCATTGTTGGCAGCCGAAAACAACATGCAAAAGTCAAAGATTGTACAGGCACTTGACTGCGAACAGTCAGCGATTGACGACTTGTTGACGGAAGCAAACGGCATCGAGAAGAAAGCGGGCTGGTATTCTCTGATTGATGATATCAAGCCTGAATAAATACATCACATTCGGTCAGCGTGACTGAATGCAAATGACACAACGGCGG